CGTCCGTGGCCCCTCGATCGTCTCGCGCGCAGGCCTTGCCTACGACGCCACCGTCGATGACGGAGCCAAGATCACCACCAAGATCAGCCAGCTCGCCGCCGTCGGCATCATTGCCCGCGACGGCGTCTGACCCCGTTTCCCCCATTCACCCCGGAGCACCCCATGACCCTTGTTCGCAACCCCTTCGACGCTGGCGGCTATTCGCTGGCCGAAATGACGCAGGCCATCAATATCCTGCCCAACCTCTACACCCGCCTTGGCCAGATCGGCCTGTTCCGCTTCGAAGGCGTCAGCCAGCGGTCGGTGATCATCGAACAATACGACGGCGTGTTGAACCTGCTGCCCTCCGTCCCCCTCGGTGGTCCCTCCACTGTCGGCACCCGTGAGGGTCGGTCGATGCGGTCCTTCGCCCTGCCATGGATCCCGCATGATGACGTCATCCTGCCCGGCGATATTCAGGGGCAACCGGCGCTGGGCGTCTTTGACGGCGCCGACCCGCTGGTCGAAGTGATGAACCGCAAGCTGCAGCTGATGCGCCGCAAGCACGCCCAGACCCGCGAATACATGGAGATGAACGCGCTCCGCGGCATCGTGAAGGATGGCGCGGGCACGACCCTCTACAACTATTTCACTGAGTTCGGCCTGGCGCAAATCTCGGTCGATTTCCTGCTGGGAACTGCAGGGACCCTCGTGCAGGCCAAGGTGCGCGAGGTTTTGCGGGCCATCGAAGACAACCTCCTCGGCGAAAGCATGTCGGACGTGCATGCCCTCGTCAGCCGCGAATTCTTCGACAAGCTGATCGCCCACCCGAAAACCGAAGAAGCCTACAAGTTCTACGCGGCCACCGGTGCGCAGCCCCTGCGCCAGGATGTGCGGCGCAACTTCCCCTTCGCGGGCATCGTATTCGAGGAATATTCGGGCACCGTCACCCTCTCGACCAAGGTCGCCGAGCGTCTGATCCCTGCAAACGAGGGCATCGCCTTCCCCTTGGGCACGATGGACACCTTCACGACCTACGGCGGCCCGGCCAACCTGCTGGAGGCGGCGAATACGATGGGTCTGCCGCTCTATGCCCGCCAGCACCTCGACGAAAAGGGCCGCTGGATCGATCTGATGACCGAGGCCTCGATCCTGCCAGTGAACAAGCGGCCGCGCATCGCGATCCGCATCCATACCTCGAACTGACGCCGGGCGGACATCATCATGAACGTCTTTGCCGCCGCCTTGGACCGGATCTATGCCAACCCGTCCATGGCGGCGGCCGCTGTCTGGATTTCTGCCACCACGTCGGAGGAACGCCCGATCCGCGTCATCCGCCGCGCCCCGGATCGGATCACCGAATTCGGGGCTGGGCGGTTTGTCAGCGACAGCATGATGGTGGATGTCCGCGTGTCCGACCTGCCCGATCCCCGCACGGGCGATCTGATCGTGATCGGGGCCGACAGCTTCACCATCCAAGGCGAACCTCTCCGCGACCGCGAACGCCTGATCTGGTCGCTGGACTTGCGGCCATCATGAAATTGAAAATCGCGTTCGATCCTGACATCGTCGCCCTGATGCAGGCCGAAATCGCAGCAGGTGAAAAGGCCGTGTCCGCTGCTATGCGCGATGCTGGCACCTCCCTGAAATCCGCCTGGCGCAACCAGATCACCGGCGCTGGTCTCGGCACCCGGCTGGGCAACAGCATCCGCCTCGCCAGCTTCCCCAAATCCGGCGACAGCCTGAACGCGGCGGCGCTGGTCTGGTCGAACGCCCCGGTGATCATCGGCGCGCATGACACCGGGCCGCTGATCCGGTCCAAGGATGGGTTCTGGCTAGCGATCCCCACTCCGGCGGCCGGAAAAAGCACCAAAGGCGGCCGGATCATCCCCGGCGAATGGGAACGCCGCACCGGCCTGCGTCTGCGGTTCATCTATCGCCGTCGCGGGCCGAGCCTGCTGGTGGCCGAGGGGCGGCTGAACTCGAAAGGTCGGGCAGTGGCATCGAAGTCGAAAACTGGACGCGGCGTGGCAACCGTGCCGATCTTCCTGCTGGTGCCGCAGGTCAAGCTGCGAAAACGGCTGGATCTCGTGCGGGATGCAGACCGAGCTGTGGACAGCGTGCCGGGGCGGATCGTGGCGGGGTGGGTCAGTAAGCAGGGATCAGCGCTCTGACGGTTACGAATGCGTTAACGAAAGCCTGATACGAATGCGCCCAAAGCCTCCATAGGGACCGTTTCATGTTCGTTGACCAGAAATTGTATCAAAAGGCGTTTCAGGCATACCTCCGCAAGGGAACGCCCATCGAATGGTCGATCAAGCAGGAAAGACCCACAACGCATTACATTTGGCGGACCAGGGACGACGAAAAGGTACGCTCCAGCCATGCTGCCAACGACGGCCAAGTGTTTGCATGGGATGACCCACCACCGACAGGTAACCCCGGCGAGGACTATGGGTGCCGTTGCACCGCGGAACCGTATTATCCGGAAAGTGCGGAGAGTCTTTCGATTTTGCTGCAAGGGGTGTCCGACAGCGGGACAGCTTGGGGCTGGGAGGATTTCAAGAAACACTACTTTCAGGGAGGAGGGCGCGACGTAACTGTGCGAGAAACCGGCAATCTTGGTCGAATTGTCACTAGATACATGAAAACCGTGGAGGATCGCCTCAAGAGTCAGATCGCAAAAGCGGCCCTAGAAACGCGGAACGGCTCATTTTCATACGACTTTTATGACACTTACGATATGACTGGCCTTGCATTCAGCATCGGCGACACAACCATAGGCGGTGAATTCTCCGGACGCGCGACCGAGCGGAACGGTATCATCACGATATCAGGAGACCTCCAGTTTTACCTCAACGACGAGTTTGTAGACCCGCTCGATCTCGGCGTGGAGGTAATTGACGCCGAAGAAACCATCTTCGAAAACTTGCTACGACCTCTTAACGACCATGGCCGCGCTCGGCTTGGTCTGGCTCCCAGCGGCCCTCAACGGCTTGGCATCCACACCGGAGAGCCATATGCAATAACAGATACGTGGTCAGGTCGCTGTGAGGGTCAGGTGCTGGCCGATCCTCAAAAAAGTGCATTCCGTTAAGTGGTGGGTGGGCATCTCGATTCATGGGAAATGCACACAGGGCTTTCTTCGGCATTGTGAAGACAGCGATTGCAGTCGCTGCGCTTATGTTTCTGTTGCCAACCGTGTGGCTGTTTACGGTTTACAACGGTAAACATCGTGCTTGCATTGCTTTGGAAAATGGCCTGAACCTCGGTTACGAGGCAGTATTCGATCTGAGCAGGCCCTATTTCAGGCCCATAGCCGTGCCGAAGTTTCAGGACGGCACTCCCCTGATCCACGACAAGACATGGGAAATCTTTGTAACCGATACGACCATATATGGTTTGGCCTTAGGTCAGACGAGCGAGTCGGACTATCGGTTTGCATGGCGCGCAGACACTGGCCTTGTTCGACAGCAGAACGACAAGGCCACCTATGAAGCCCTGACTGCCAATGCTGGTCACGCAAATTGGGACATTGAGATCGATAGCGTCGGTACCGGCTGGCTCCTTGACGAACTGATCAGGCGACAGCAGCATACAATCAAGCGCTGCCCTACGTGGTTCCTTACTAGGTGATAAATGCCCACCTCCCGCGAAACCGTCCTCGCCGCGCTGCACGCGCAGTTACAGTCGCTTGCTGCCCTTGTTCTGCGTGATGAAGTCTTGCCAGAGCGGATCCCGGCGTCCGGTGTGATCATCCTGCGCGACGGCCAGCCGGGCGAACCTGAAGTAACGCTGTCGCCCCTGCGCTACCATTACCAACACCGCGCCGAGCTGGAGGTTGTTGTCCAAGCCCCGAATGGCCGGGAAAGCGCCTTCGACACCCTGATCACCGCCATCGGCGCGGCGCTGGAAGCCGACCGGAAGCTGGGCGGCCTTTGCGATGAGCTATGCCCGAAAGTTGGTGACGGCGTGATTAGGCGGCCTTTTGAAGTTGCTTGATCCCGTCCCTAAATTCAATCCCTTGGATGATCTCAGGCATGCGGTTTGCGCCGTCGAGTTTGCGCCATTTGGTCTGGGCTGACATCATCAACTTGAAGGCCATGGCAAGGCCGGTTTTGCGGCTGAGGCATCCTTTGGTTTTGCCGGTGCGATGCCGAACCGTGGCAAAGGTGCTTTCGATGGGGTTGGTGGTTCTGATGTGTTTCCAATGCTCAGCAGGAAAGTCATAGAATGCCAGCAGCACGTCGCGGTCTTTGGTCAATTTGGTGACGGCCTTGTCGTATTTCACACCATATGTCGCGACAAAATAGTCGAATGCAGCGTCAGCGTCGACACGGGTTTCAGCCTGCCAGATGTCGTGCAGGTGGCCCTTTGCCTTATCCTGAACCGATTTCGGCATCGCGTTCAGCACATTACCCATTTTGTGGAACCAGCAGCGCTGTTCTTTTGTCGCACCAAAGACCTCGCGCAGGGCATTCCAGAAGCCCAAGGCACCATCGCCAATGGCAAGGTCAGGCGCGTGGGTGAGCCCGCGTCGTTGCAAATCAAGGAGCAATTCGCGCCAGCTTTGGGTGCTTTCGCGGTAGCCGTCGGCCAAACCGATGATCTCTTTGCGGCCCCACTCATCCGCTCCGATCAGAACGAGAACGCATTGTTTTTCCTCGGCCATTCGGGGCCGAAAATAGACGCCGTCCGCCCAGATGTAGACGAAGCGACGCGCGCTCAGATCGCGCCGTTGCCAACGGTCATACTCATCCCACCAATCGGCTTTGAGCCGCGATATCGTGCTTGAAGAAAGTCCTGCGGCATTGGGGCCGAGCAATGCGGCGAGCGCTTCGTGAAAGTCGCCGGTGGAAATACCCTTGAGATAAAGCCAGGGCAGAAGGTCCTCGATAGATTTGGCTTTGCGCAGGTAGGGCGGTAGGATTGTCGAGGTGAACCGAACTTTCTCGACGTCGTCGCCCCGGTCCCTCACGCGGGGCACCTTGACTGGCACCGCCCCGATCCCTGTGATTACTTCGCGTTCTGGCAGGTGACCATGGCGCACCAGCCGTGCGCGGCCATCCTCCGTTTTGTCAGATGCATAGGCCTCCAGCAGAACAGCAAGTTCGGCCTCGACGGCTTGCTCAATCAACCGCTGCGCGCCAGATCGTAAAAGTTCCGTCAGTGGATCAGGCGAAAATCCCTGTGGATCGGGAAGTTGCGTAATGGTAGTTGTCGTCATGTGGCATATCCTTTTCTCAGATGAGAATTGCGGCGCGTGAACAACGCCATGATATGCCGCCCCTCAGGGGCCATCACCAACTTTCAGCTATATCTCGTGGAGAACTTGGTCTTTTTCGATTTGTTTACAGCCCTGAAGGGCCCAGGGCGTTAGCTTATATCAACCGATTGCGATGGGAGTATGGGCGGCTCGCGTTCTGACCGAACGGTTCTTGGCAGATTGCTCCGGCATGGTCCCGCGTCGCCTATGGTGTTTCCATTCGAAAAAGGTTTTCTTCATGGTACGAATGCGCCTGCCCGCGCGTTTCCTCTTTTGATTGGCCGCACGGGCCATATCGCTTTGATCTGGACAGGATGGACCATGCGTACGTTCGCTTTACCACTTCTTGTTGCGGCCAGTTTGGGCCTTTCAGGACCGGCCGTCGCGCAGGATCTTGGGGATATGATCGGTGGAATTGCGCAAGGACTGATCCAACAAGAGTT